ATGTCAGTCGAGCGGCAAGTGAACATCGGTGTGCGCATGATTATCGGCAGGGCACCATCGGTCTCCTGCTCCTCTAGCGCCCTGTCGAAGAAGCCTTTTAGCGTTGTCGCCGAGCTGCCAACGGGCGTCAGCGTGGCGGCAACGCCAAAGTCCTCGACGCCAATCATCAACGATAGGTCACTGTCGAGCGGAATAGACATTACTCGGCTTCATCTTCCGGTGTTTCAACGTCCCAAATTGCGCGATCAACTTTGGGCTTGCGTCCGCGCTTCTTCACCTCTTCCAGGTATCCGCGATCAATCAATTTCTGCGCAATGGCATCAGGAAGATCATACTCTTCGCCAGGCATCATATTGCCGCCAGTGCCAGCAAAACACTTCTCTATTACTTTGACTTTCATGGGTCACTCCGGTGGAAATTGATCCGGTGGGAATCGGGGAGACGGGCGACCGTCTCCCCGACCAGGTTAAGCTACGTTGACCTCGTCTGTCTTCGCGAAGCTTTCGCCGTTGCGGACAGCAACGTCAACATCCTGGAGGACGGTGATTCGGACAGTACCAGACTTATCGCCCGCGTACGGGTTCACGAGAATCGACGGCTGGTTGAACAGGCCGATCATCATCTGGCTATAATCCCCAAACACAATCGCGGAAGCATCATTGCCGCCGTCGCCTGGGTCAAGGTTCGTAGGTACGTTGCTGGTGAATGCAGCGCCGTAACCATAGATTGCATTCCACGGCTCGTTCAACAGCATGATGCTGTCGGTGGACGCCACCTTAGCCGTGGAGGCCATCTTCGCCTTCACCGCCGGGTGAGACAACCAACCCAAAGCATTCGGATTGATTACACCGTTGGCTTCTTCGACCATCTTCACCAGCGTGACAAGGTCAGCCCAAGTCAAGTCGGCGACAGAGCCATCAGCGGAAATATCCAGATTGCCAACGCCAGAGGTGTTGAGCAAACCAGTAGGTTGACCGCCAGACCCAGAGCCGTTGATTGCGTAGTACTCTAGGCGATCAGCCATGGAGTTCAACAAGTCATTACGGACAACTTGCTCTACGGAGGGAATACTTTCCATCGCAAGTAATCGACTTATTTCGACAAATGCGCCAAAAGTGCGTGGTTGCAAATTAACTGAAGAATCGGCCTGGCTTTGATCCGAAACGTCACCCGCCTCCTCGACGAATGCGGCTTGCGCACCGGCCAATTTAGGAATGCGAATGCGGTTGGTCAGACCGCCCATGTAGTTGGCACCTAAGCCACCAAGAACCTGGCGAGCACGCAAGGCCTCGATGAACAAGTCGCCGCGTTGCACGGTTGGCACAAAGTCTGCGGTGATGGACTCGCCGGAGATTGCGCCAGTGGCCGCAGTCGTCATTACGCCTGAACGCCAAGCGAAATCAGGAACATAGAAGCCCTGGCTTTCTTTGCCTGTGCGACGCACGATCTCATCGTGCATCTCACGCTCTAGACCGGCGTCCTTCCAGTTGCCGCTGACTTGAGCGCGAACCAAGGCACCGAGCGAATAAGCGCGCTGCTCTTTCGGCTTCACCTCTTGCGAGAGAGGCGCGATATCAAGAGCTTGCTTGCTTTCGATCTCGTTCAGCAACTCGCCGCGGAATTGCTCTACCGACAGGCCGCGGCCAAGAGCGGCTTCGCCCAGGTCGCGTCGGTTAAAACGAGCGGCAAGAGCCAGGATGGATTTATCGTTTTCACGGGCAGCACGAACCGCGTCGGCCTTGGCTGCCTCGACATCAACATGATTTTCCATGTTTTCAGTCCTTTCTTGAAGGTTGGGTGAGATAACAGGCGGATGCGAACGTCCAACCCCTACAGAATCGGACGAATCCGCAGGAATACTTACAATCGACACCTCAAGCGGTCTGGTCTTTACCCGATAGTACTCCTCGGGGTCGTCCTTCCGCTCCACTCGGCCATGAAGCTCATAGCCAACACTAATGTTGCGGCGAATGCCGTCGCAACAGTCCTCGAACACTTCCGAAGCAAGCGAGCCCTTACCAAAGCGCACTATTGCCCGCAGACGGCGGGAATCTTCATCCAGTTCGACACCTTCGACCACGCCGATGACACGGTCATGTCGGTGGTCGAGAAGGAGGGGCGCGCGGCCAGACCGTAGGAACGTCAAGTCCATACTGTCCGCGCTGTGATCAATAACCTCTAGCCCGAAAGACCGCTGCACAGGCTCTTCTGTGCTAACGCCAACGGTTACTCGTCGCGTTTTTTCATCGATGCCAGGGTTTTCCATGTTGACCGCGCGACAGACAAGGTTTGACCTGTCCGCCCGCATGTCCAGAGTTGCCTCTGGCTCATCGATTTCTTCGTATTCTTTGTCGTGATCCTTCGCAAAGGTCACAGTTACGGTCTCTTCGTCCTCGTCAACGCTGACGACATGGCGCTCTTCGACTGCCACTTCGTCAAGCTCAAGCGATGTGTTGTCGCTATTTTTCAGCTCGTCCATTGCGCGATACTCCTTAGATTTACTGGCTGCGAACGACTTGCCGGGGTTGCCGCCCCAAAGAAGCCAGGCAATTTTGAATGACGACGGTCCGCCGTCGCTCTTTTTAGCATCATAATGCTTATCGTAGTTGTTCGCATGCCGCGAGAAAAACGAGTGCATACGCTTGATAGTTGATGGCGACAGCGTTGCGTTGTTCGCGATGTCACGCGCGCGTGCAACGCCGACCTGAGTGCCGCCGCGGCCCCACTCTTTGCGCAGCTCCAAGCCACGCTTTGCAGCGTCGCGCATTGCTTGCGTCGGTTTTTGCCCATCAGCCATCATCTGGCTCCGCAACAAATGGAGCGACGGCGCTCTTATCGCCAAAAGGCTCGTGAGCGAATACTATACCATACTGAGCAGCAAGCTCTTTATCCGCCTGCAGAGAGCCGAAAAGCTCCTCAACGTCTTTGCCGTAATGTGCCGCAACATCCGACAGACTGATGAGACCATTCGACAGAGCCGTGACGCTGGCGTTGATTTCTTTAAGCGGATCGACCCACGCATATCCTCTGCCCCTCCAAACGGCATTTTCGGAGAACTTGTAGAACTTGCTGGCGGGGATGGAGAAGTCGGTGAACGACAGCAACGTCTCTAGCCACCTCGTGTAGACAGGCACGCATAGATGATCGATCAAGAACGCCTGCAACATCCTGTAGTAGTCTCGATCTTCGATTGTCCCCTGCCGGATAGAGGAATACGACACGCCCTCCAGGTTTTGGCTCAGGCTGGTGTAACTGACGTTTAGGCCTGCTGCTATTCCCCGCAAGACCGCTGCCTCGAAGTCGGCGAAGGCTGTGACCGGGTGCGTGGGATCAATAAGCTTCAAGTCTGTCCCGGCTGGCAGTTGGTACATTGCCCCAGGAGCCATATCTATGATAGGAACTTCTTCCTGCTCGTCATCCCCCACAAAGTCGTCGCCAGCGGGTGTAGTGATTACGCCAAATTTAGCCGCTGCGGATCGAGCCGCGATCAGCTCGGCCTCTCTGTAGCCGTGAAGCATCTTGAGCGAAGCGATGGCCGGAGCCATGAAGGGCTCGCCCCGCGTCTGAAATGGCCGCGAAGGCATATAGATGTGAAGGATGTCATCTGCGGGAACGCGAACGTGCTTTTTCACCGTGCCCGAACTGAAGTTCAGGCCGTCACCAGGATGCGCGGTCAGCACATAATAAGCCGCTGGCTTCTGATGCGTATCAACCTCCACCCCCATGCGGATTTGATTGCCGTTTTCGGCCCGACCGTTCTTATCGCTATCAACAAGGTCGCTTTCGATGAATTGTAGCGTAAAGCTGTTGTGATACTTGGCACCGCGGACCATTTTTATAAACACCTCGCCGTCGCGGGCGAGGGTCTCTACGGCTAGGCGCTGGCAGTCCGCCCAACTGAGCCGACCGCCAATCTCGGCGCGCCCTAGCCGCCCCCACTGTCTCCAAGCGGTCTCGATAATGTCGTTGCCGCTAATGTCTATTGTGCCGTTTGAATTTCGCGCGCGAACCTGAAGATTAAAGCCCCTGTCACCAACGACGTTGGTCTTCATTAGGGTCAAAAAACGCTTCGCGTACTCATTGTTCCTCGCTAAGTCCCTGCAACGATTGCGCAGCAGCGGCAGGGTGCCGTACAGCTCACTATCGGCGGAGAAGCTAGAGCCAGGGAAATCAGCGAACAAACGACCCTGATTTGCTCCGGCGTAAGAGCGACGGCTGTGCTTGCTCGGCTTCTCCGCTGTGGGAGCCCGCCGGAAGATATCTCTGAGCCCCATCTAGACGAACCTCCCCAGAATGGTAGCGCGCCCCTTTTTCCCAAGCTTTATATTCATTTTTCGACGATGGTTGGCGACCTCTCGGCGGTACACATCGCGCCAATCGACAAGCTCCTTGGGCGTCATTTTTGTCAAGGACCTGCCCGCAATGGAATAGTTGCTGACGTCGCCATCGGCCCTGTTCTCCAGGACTGATTCAATCTTGTCCAGCATGATCTCAGCGTGGATGCGCGGGTCTGTGCCGCTGACGTCAAGATCAACGACAATCGAAAGCTCGCCACGATCAACGACGACGCGATTGCCGGTCGCCGTCTCAGTGATCTCAAGCTGCCAGTGGTAGCGCCCAGGGGGAAAGCCCGACGAGGTGGAGCTAGGTGCGGTAAACCAGTAATAGTCATCACGCTCCGTCCCAGCTATCTTGATCTGAGACGCGCCACCCGCCCTAGGCCTAGCAACATATTCCGCACTGAAACTTGCTGGCGGATAGTCGCCAACCAAGCTGGTGCGCTTCCAGGAAACAAAGTCGCCCACTACGATCTCGACAGGCTCGCCCTCTGGGGCGTTCGCTTCATCGAACAAGTTGGCCATTCAAGCGTATCCATTCACGAAGTTTTGACGCGACGACAACCGCCCCCTGCGCTGTCTCGTCGCATCCTCGACTTTTACATCATTTCTGGCCTTTTTGTAAAGGAGGTCCAGGTTGATGTTTGCAATGACCAACGCTGCAATTGCATATACCCGACAATCAAGTGCCTCATTGCGCGCGCGAACCTTTACCCATTCCAGTTTCGGCCTGCCCTTGTAATATTTCGTGACACGCCTCTCTGCGGTCAACATGCGATAATACTCCGCATCTCGATCAACCGGGAAATAGCAATATCCTGGCCCCGGCGCTTCAATCTTCAGCCGGGCGTAGACCATCTCCTTGACGGTGTTGACGCCCACGCCAAACAGGTTGAGCCTGCCGATGTTGTTTCGGCTCGGTCTGGAAACGATAGGCCTGCCGTCACCGCCCAAGCCTTTTATGGCAAAGACCCGCTTGCCCGCCTGCGATTTGACGAACTCATAGGTTTGCTGAGTGTAATGACCGCCGGTGTCTATGCAGGCGGCTCTATGAGACATCTCGCCAAGCAGCGGATGCTCATAGGTGCGCTGCAACAGCTCGTCTAAATCCTGCCAAAGCGATTGAGTCGATGGGTCCCCTACGATGGTGTCGTAGGCTAGGCTGTAGCTGCTTTCGCCCGGTGCCCATCCTACGGTCTCAATCGCAAGGTACGAATCTTGGACATCGATTCCGATTGTTATCGCTACGACATCCTCTGGCAGTTGGTCGCCCCAATCGATAGCTCGACCCATAAGCTCATGTTCATCGACTTCGGCTTGGCTGGATATGTCAGAGAATGTCTCTCCAAGGAATGTGTTCACCCAGGTCCTGAGCCTCATCGGATCACTTTTACTGGTCAGGAAATCTCTGACACCATCTTCAAGCGTGGCCCAAGGGGAATAAAGAGCGTTCAGGTGAAAGCCCGCGGTCTTTCCGTCTCCTGGCGCGGTGGCTCTCCACTCTCCATACCTGACCGCGCGAAACCTAGCTGCGTCGTTCCAGCAACTGCCGCAGTGTTCGCAGACGTAGTGCGCTGTGCCTGGCCGATCTTTGTCCCAATGCACCTGAGACCACTTGAGCACCTGATGCTCGCCGCAATCTGGACACTTTACGAAGAAGCGGCGCTGATCGCTTTCTTCGTATGCAGCCTCGATGCGCGATGCGCCCTGAGTGGTCGGGGTGGAAACAAGGATGACTTTCCGGTTCCAAAAGGTCGCGCTTCGACGTCTGGCCAAAGCAACCGGATCACCCTCGGCCCCGGCGCTGATAGGATAACGATCAACCTCGTCGCAAAGTATCAGTCGGCACGGCCTACTTGCCAAAGAGGATGGGCTGTTGGCCCCGCAGGCTGTGACGTGTCCACCCTTAAATGTCTTATGCAGAGTTGTGTTGCCCGCGTCGCGGCTTTTGGGGTCCGCAATAACGACGCGCAACGCGGGCGTATCGCGTATGCAAGGCGATAGGCGATCTTTCGCCCAGGTTTGGGCCATTTCGAGCGTGGGCTGAACGACGAGCATGGGACACGGGTTTTGGGCGATATGAAAGCCGACTACATTGTTGATCAGCTCTGTTTTTCCGACCTGCGCAGCGGTCATTAACACCACAGTCTCGATAGATGGATCGGAAACAGCGTCCATCATTCCGCGTTGATACTCAGCCCTCCCTGTCGACCATTTTCCAGCTTCTGCGCTGCTCTCGCTCGATAGATATCGATATTCATCCGCCCACTGGCTAACCGTCAGCTTGGGAGGAGGCTTTAGAGCTGTAGCTACAACGCTTGCCAACCTTTGGCTAAGCAGCTTCGCTTGACTCGTCCTCGTCCTCGCGGCCCAACTCATCTAAAGCCTCCAATACCGCGCGCTCAACGATGTCCTGAACCTCTGAAACGCTCTCAACGGAGTTACATTCGGGCGCGACGCGGTTTGGGATCGCAAGTAGTTTGCTCCTGACGCGATAAAGTTGCTTTTCCAGGCTGGAAGCAACGTCTTTGATGTAAACGAGTTCACCTCGCTCGACTTCATTGGACATCTCTTTAGCATCTGCTTGCTCTTTTGCCAATCTTGCTCGCTCGTTGGCAAGGTCAAGCCCCTCCGTTGTCATACGGTTTGATGCAACGGCCCTAATATACTTGATGTATTGCTCCCTAACTTCGTCCAAGCTGTACTCCGACTTAGGCTTTTTCTCTACTACCTCTCGTATAAGTAACTCTTTAAACGCGGAAGTGCTCATTGATAAATACTTTGCGCACTCAATAATGGTCGCCATGTTAATTCACTCCATCAAGTTGAGGTATCCCTTTATACACAAAATACGCCTAAAAATCAAAAGGGATCGTCGCGTAC